CTGACTTGATAGAAAATGGTAGAGTGTGGCTACCGGCGATGAAGCCGTCATATGATGAGCTTAGGCCGTGGGCGCGTGACTTTATGGAACAGTGCGTACAGTTTCCTGCAGCTGATTCGAGGGACTGGGTTGACACGATGACAATGGCGTTCTTACGGATTAAGCAGTCTGGCTGGGTACACAATACGGATAACCCATATGAAGAGGTTTATGACGTACCGCTTGAACGCGCTTCATTTTATTGATAGGAGGCATAATGGCCCGTAAACCGATGACTATCGAAGATACACTGCGTCCTCAGTTTGAGGGCATTGGCGGCGTTGACGTTGACATGCCTGAGGGCGATGCAGAATACGAAATTGAAATGGGTGGCCCTGAGATGGTCGATGGCGCTGAGATCACCGAAATGGATGATGGCGGCGTTGAGATTGATTTTGATCCAGAGCTGGATGTTGAAGAAGAAGCCACCCACGATTCGAACCTAGCGCTGTACATGGACGACACGGCCTTGAATGGCGTTGGCGAGATGCTGCTCAGTGGCGTTGAGGAAGATCGTCAGTCACGCGCTGAGTGGGAAACCACGATGTCTGAGGGCATCAAGCTGATGGGTCTGAAGATTGAAGACCGCCAGACGCCATTTAAGGGCGCGTGCGGCGTTTACGATCCTCTCTTGGCAGAAGCTGTGGTGCGTTGGCAGGCTGTGGCCTGTGGCGAATTGCTGCCGGCAGCTGGCCCTGTGAAGACGCAGGTCATTGGCGTTGCGAATGAGCAGCTGGATGCGCAGGCGTCGCGGGTTAAGGATTTCATGAACCTTTACCTTACGGAATTGGCGCCTGAGTTCTATGAAGAGTTCGACCAGATGCTGTTCTGGTTGGCGCTGGTGGGTTCGACGTTTAAGAAAGTTTATCAGGATCGGCTGCTGGGACGCCCGGTGAGCCGTTTTGTTTTGCCGGATAATTTCATTGTTGCGTATGGCACGACGGATTTAGAAACAAGCCCGCGCTATTGCCACATAACGCCGATGACGCGCCGGAACTTCCGTTTGGCGCAGCTGGCTGGTGTGTATCGCGACATCAAGGTCGGTGATCCGCAGCCGGATGATACGGATCAGACGCCCATTCAGGCGCAGGTTGACGGCGTTCAGGGCGTTGAGCCGGGCGCTGAAGGCACAGAAGAGTACAAGATCTACGAGGTTTATGCCGACCTGAATCTCGAAGGCTATGAGAATGAGGATGGCATTCCTCTGCCGTATATCGTGACGATTGAAGAGGGTAGCCGTAAGGTTCTGTCGATCTATCGTAACTATGAGGAAGACGATCCCACGTTCCAGCGGGAGAGTTCGTTCGTTCACTATAAGCTGATGCCCGGCGTTGGCTTCTACGGCCTTGGCTATGCGCACTTGCTGGGCAACTCGGCCAAGACGGCGACATCGATCCGCCGCCAGCTGATTGATGCTGCGACGCTGAATAACTTCCCCGGCGGCTTGCGTGTCAAGGGCATGCGTCTGGACGATAACAACATTGGAATTGGTCCGACTGAGTTCCGTGAAATTGACACGGGCGGCATGCCGATTCAGAACGCAATTATGACGATGCCATACAAGGAACCTTCGCAGGTTTCTTTGGCGCTGCTGAAGGAAACTTATGAAAGTGCGCGGAATCTTGCAAACACGGCGGAGATTGCCGTGGGTGAAGGTAGACAGGATGCCCCAGTTGGAACGACTGTGGCTCTTATGGAAGCGGCAACCCGACTCCAGTCGGCGACCCTCAAGAGGGCGCATAAGGCATTCAATCGGGAACTGAAGATGATTGCGAATTTGTTTGGCAAGTATCTGCCAGACGAACCGTATCCATTCCCAGTTCGCGGCGGGATGTCGGCGATCATGCGGGAGGACTTCTCGAACAACATCGATGTTATTCCAGTAAGCGACCCGAACATTTCGTCGTCTGCACAGCGCATGATGCGGGCAGAAGCTCTGTTGCGCTTTGCTACACAGCAGCCTGACCAGCACAATCTGCGTGAAGCCTATCGCCAGATGTACGTTGAGATGGGCATACCCGAAGAGAAGATAGAATTGCTGCTGCTGCCTGAGCAGGCCAAGCCAAGGCCGCTAGATCCGCTGTCTGAGAACCAGAACGCGCTGACAGGCAAGCCATTGGTTGCTGGTGCGTATCAGGATCACGATGCGCACATCGCGGCGCACGCACCGATTGCAGAAGAGAACCCAGCGCTGCAGGCACACATCAATGAGCATTTGGCTCTGAAGATGCGCGTGCAGGTTGAGCAGATCATTGGCCAGCCGTTACCGCCTCCGGGCCAGCCGCTGCCGCCAGAGATCGAGAACCAGCTTGCGGCTATGGTTGCACAGGCCATGCAGCAGCTTGCACCATCCTATAAAGCTCAGCCTCCGGGCCCTGATCCAATGCTTCAGGTGGAGCAGATGAAGGTTCAGCAGCGCGATGCTGATAGTAAACTTGACGCCCAAGTCGATATGGCAAAGGCGCAATTAGAAGCCCAGACTGACGCGGAAGACCGGGCTTCAAGAGAACGGATTGCAGCAATGAAGCTACAGTCCGAGGCCCTGCGTAATAATGGAGGTTACCAATGAAAATGACTGACATGCGGGCTAAGGCTCGTGCAATTTTCGGCCCAGCAAATCCTGAGCCAATGCCCAATCAACCGAATGGCGCAAAGGCGCTTCAGGAGCGTGCGAACGCCCGTCCAATCCCGACCTATAAGGTTGGTGGCTCTGTGAAGAAGCCGACTCCTCCCCAGCCGACTGCCGCTGAGCGTGAAGCGGATCGCAAGCGCCGTGAGAGTCTGGCTAATACGAAGGTTACGCAGAGTGAAGCTGACACTCTGGGCCGGGCTATGCGCTCTGAGGGCCCTCGTTATAAGCATGGCGGCAAGGTTCACACATCATCCGACACTGCCCGCAAGCTGGCTACCGAAATGGGCGGCATGAAAAAGGGCGGCGCTATGAAGGCCGTTGATAGCGATAAAAATCCCGGCTTGAAGAAGCTGCCTGCAGAAGTCCGTAACAAAATGGGCTACATGAAAAAGGGCGGTAAGCCAAAGAAAGATGGCCTCGCTGTCATGATTGCAATTGGTGCGCCGATGAAGGGCATGAAGAAGCCAATGAAAAAAATGGATGGCGGATCGACCCCTCCGGTAAAGACTTCTGACCTGATGGCTAAAGGTGGTATGAAGAAGCCTGTTAAGAAAATGGGTGGCGGCATGGCTTACGCTGAAGGTGGCAAGCCTGAGAAGTTTGCTCAAGGCGGCGCTGGTAAGGTTCGCAAGGGCATGATGACACCTGAAGGTAAAATTATTGACGCCATGAACAAAGCTCGTGGCAAGTAAGAAAGGTAATTAACTATGTCTAGTCCACTTCCCCCACAACCCGGCGAAACCGATGAGCAGCGAAAAGCTCGCCTTGACGCAGCATATCGCAAACAAGCAGAAGTTGATGCCGAAAGGCGCGCCGAAGAAGCTGCACGAGGGCGAGTAGAAATGCCACCGACGCGAGTGGCCATAGAAATGCCGCCTCCACCAAAGAGAGGCCCTGATCGTGAACAAAAAATGACTCCGCTCAGGCGCGCTGCTGGTGGCGCTGCTAAGGTTCGTAAAGGCATGATGACTTCTGAAGGTGTAATCACCAATGCCATGAACAAAGTACGAGGCAAGTAATAAAGAGAGCGCGACCGTGCCTTAACAGTACGGTCGCGCACACTTAATCTAGCAGAAGGTGGGCAAAGACTTACCGCTGCAAAAAATTACCGGAGAAAGTAATTGAGCGCAGAAGAACTAAACCGCAGAGCGGTTGAGCGTATCAGTGAGCTGCGAAATCGCGCCACAGAATACTCATTAAATGCACGTTTTAAGCCGTCGAGCCAAGGGGAGCGTTATGTTCCTGCGTCGTCGGCAGAAGAGATTGCCCTTCAGGTTCTGGAGGGGAATGCGTTGGTGCGTGGCTATACGGCTGCAATTCAGGTCATCGCCGACGAGTATAAACGCATGATGCAGCCTGATGATGATAAAATACCGGAACAAAAAACAAGGAGTCATTACTAATGAGCATGAGTAACATTGAGCCGCATGAAGAAGAGCTTGCACAGGAATTCATCGATCAGCAGTTCATAGAGATGACAGGTCAGCCGTTCGATATGCGGCCAGCTGGGTATCTCGTGGCTGTAAAAATTTATATCCGCCCTGAAGAGTTGAAGACGATCAAGAAGGAAGACGGCACAGAAGTGACGCTTTACCTGCCTGACACGGTTCGCGCTGAAGACAAGTACTCCTCGGTTTCCGCCTTGGTGTGCGCTGTCGGGCCCGAAGCCTATCAGGGTGAGAAGTTCGAGCGTTCTGGGCCGTGGTGCAAGGTTGGGGACTGGATCCTTATCCCGCGCTACGAATCCACAATGGTTTCCTATCGCGGTGTTGCGGTGGCGCTTCTGCCAGATGATCGCGTCATGGCGGTTATCTCTGGTCCAGAAGACGTTGAATCCGGCAAATCCGCTGGCAATTTTTAAGGAGTAGAACATGTCAGAAGACACAGAAATTCCAGAACTTCCTATTACGGAAGAAGGCCCGACAGAAGACATAGACATTGAGATAACTGAAGACGATCTCGGTGAAAGCCTTCAGGATTATGACGAAGAAGAATCCGAAGAAGAGCCTGAGGAAGAAGAGCTAGAAGAAGAAGAGCCTGAGGAAGAAGAGCCTGAGGAAGAAGAAGAAGAGGCTCCGAAGCGCAAGCGTTCCCCTGACAAGCGTATAGCTGAGCTATCCCGTAAGGCGGCTGAAGCTGAGCGCCGTGCGCAGGATGCTGAATCTCGCTTGCAGAATGAAGCTCAGATGCGTCAGCAATCCGACTTTGCAATGATGACGCACTACAAGAACAACCTCATCAATGAGGCCGGCGCGGTAAAGCAGAAGCTGATAGACGCACACTCTATGGGCGACAGTGAGCAGGTCATCGAGCTGCAGAGCATTTACTACAAACTGCAGAACGATCTGACTGGCGTTGAGAACTGGGAAGCTGAGCAAAAGGTATCGACTCCAGAAGTCCAGAAGCAAGTTCAACCGAGAGCTGAGCCTCAGACTACACTTGAGCCTCGCACAGCTGGATGGATCCAGAAGAACGAATGGTTCCAGCCGCAGTCTTCTGAGTTCGATCCTGAGATGCACGAAGAGGCAACGCTGTATGCGCGCCGCATCGAGCGTCGGTATCGTTCAGAAGGTCGTGACGACGAAATCGGTGGCGTTGACTACTTTACGGAAATTGACCGGCACATGCGCAAGGAGTATCCTGACGCATTCTCAACTGTATCAACCCCAAGCAAGAGAACGCCGCCAATGTCTCGCGAATCTAATGTTGCCCCTGTCCAGCGCAGCGCGCCAAACCAGCAAGGCAAAAACTCAAAGACTATCCGCCTGTCTTCTGATCAGCGTCGCATGGCGCACCAGCTGGCCCAGTCGGGTGCAATTCGTAGTCCAAAGGGTGGTCGCATGACTGATCTTGAGGCTGAAAAATATTACGCAATTCACATGATGAAACAGAATAAAGGATCTTAATAATGGCACGAGCATCAAGAGCCTCGCAAAGCCGAGCATCAGAATCACGCGAATCAGGTATGCGCAAGCGCCCTGAAACCCACTTTCAATCTAAGCTATATGTTCCAAAGGATAAGATCCCGGCGAACATGACATATGCTTGGGTTCGCGAATCAACCCTTAACGAACCAGATCCAGACAACATGACGGATCGCATGATCAAGGGCTGGGCTCCAGTTCCTGCATCACGCCACCCTGAAATGGTTCCTCCCCCACTTCCCGGCTACGAAGGCATGGAAGCTCAGGTTATTCGTCGCGGCGGTTTAATGCTGTGCGAATGCCCGACACGGGACGTTAATGATCGGATTGAAGATCGCGATCTGGAAAACATTGAAACTCTGCAAGACGTAGCATGGACTGGTCAGAACGACCCGAACCTGCCGCGCTTTGAAGATAAAGATAGCGGCGTATCGTTCGAGCGCGTTACATCGTTTAAGGATTAACCTCCGGTCCACAGTGCAAGCTCTACACTGTGGCAACTGCCTCCGCTTGGGAAACTGAGCGGGGGCTTTTTTTATGTTGTTGACGTAGATATTGAATTGAGTTATTTATTATATCCTCGACGCAGGTCACGTACCCTGCACCTCGATGGTGGTCACGTTATCCACTCCTTCGGCAGGTAGCCGTTTCGATGTCGCGTCACGTATCGCGTCACCTAGCAGGCAGGTTAAAGCCCAATCATTCATTTTAGCATGGAGAAACCGTATGTCTTACGGCACGAATGCGCCTAATGGTTTTCAGCCCGTCAAGAAACTTGATGGATCTGCTTGGACTGGCGCGACTAACCCTTATCAAATCGCAAACGCCTACGCGACTGCATTGTTCCGTGGCGATCCTGTAACAATTCTTACTGACGGCACACTCGGTGTCGGCGTTGCTGGCGCTACCTGCGTTGGCGTGTTCTGGGGTGTTAAGTACACCAGCAGCACTGGCGTTGTGACGTTCCAAAACTACTGGCCGGGCAACCCGGGCGTTCTCACCGGCTCGACCGTTGAGGCTCTCGTGATTGATGATCCGAACACAGTGTTCTCGGTTCAAGAAACCAACGCTTCTGGCGCAGCTGGCACACCACTTGCTCTCGCTGATCGTGGCTTGAACATCAACTTCCTGTACACTTCTGGTTCGACTGCAACGGGTACTTCCGCTGTTTCGATCAACAATGCTACGGAAGCCGACACCAGCACGCTGAACTGCAAAATTCTCCAGCTTGACCCGACTCCGGGTAACGTCATTGGAGCATTTGCTAACTGGCACGTTGTCCTCAACAACCACTTCTATCGTGGCGGCGTCACCGGCATCTGATAAGCCAGTAAGGAGAATTCAAAATGGCTATTAATACAACCGCAATCCGCGACCTGCTCCGGCCCGGTTTAGCCGCCGTATTTGGCGACTATCCGATGTATCCGGGCCAGTGGTCGGAAATCTTCGAAAAGCACACGTCCGATAAGGCCGTTGAAATCGAAGTTGAAGTTAAGCTGCTTGGCTTGGCTCAGATCAAAGCAGAAGGTGCCTCGACCGCTTACGGCGAAATGGGTCAACGCTTTGTAACGAACTATGTAAACCGTTACACCAGCATTGGTTTCATCATCACTCGTCAGGCGATCAAGGACAACTTGTACCAATCGTCGTTCCCACTGCAGGCGAAGGCTCTTCGTCAGTCGATGGAACAGACCAAAGAAGTTCTCGGCGCATCCGTTCTGAACAACGGCTTCTCGTCGAACTTCCCAATTGGTGATGGTCAACCTCTGTTCTCGACGGCTCACCCCATCGAAAACGGTACTGTTGCCAACACCTTCACGGTACAGGCTGACTTGAACGAAACGTCGCTTCAGGATGCCATCGTTGGCGTTCAGCGCTTCCGTGATGCTGCGGGCCTCCGCATCATGACGAAGCCTACAAAGCTCATCGTTCCAGCAGAACTGCAGTGGACAGCAACTCGCTTGCTCCAATCGCAGTTCCGCGTCGATACAGCGAACAATGATATTAATGCGATCTACAACAACTCTGCGGTTCCGCAGGGTCATCGCGTTAACATGTTCCTGACCGACACGAACGGCTGGTTCTTGCTCACCGACGCTCCTAACGGATTCAAGCACTATGAGCGTGAATCTCTCGAAACCGATGTCTACACGGACTTCGACACCGACAACCTCAAGGCGAAAGCCATTGAGCGTTATTCGTTCGGTTGCTCGAACTTCCGCGCAGGCTGGGGTTCGCAGGGCGCTTCCTAATCGGATAAGGGGGGTGGCATCCGTCACCTCCCTAATTTTGGAGAAAATTTATGACTCACTTCTCTGATGGTGTCCGGGCAGGTAGAAACTTTGCTAATAACGGCACGGCTTCTGAGCCGGGCGTATTCATGTCGCCGATCAATATTTATGATGTTGTACCTGTAGCTTTGTCGGCAACGGCAGTGGCTGCAGCTCAGGCAGTGGCTGCCGCTGGCAACCTCACCATAAACGGTGCTTCTGCAACTGGTGGTGTTGCTACTCTGGACGTACCTCGCGCAGTTTCAATTGTTTCGAGCAACGCTGGTGATACGACTCAGATCGCGACTGTAACAGGTACGGATGCTTACGGGATTGCAGTATCGGAAGCAATTACGTTTAACGGCACATCAACTGTTTCTGGCAAGAAAGCATTTAAGACTGTAACTCGCGTTGCAATCTCAGCTGCTCTTACTGGCAACGGTAGCGTTGGCTCAACAGACGTTTTTGGTCTTCCAATCCGCGCAAACAGCCGTAACTATGTGCTGACTGCTTGGAACGGCGCATTCGTCACAACTGGCACGTTTACAGCAGCTGTTACGACAAGCCCCGCTACGACAACCACTGGCGACGTTCGCGGAACTTTTCTTCCTGCTGACGCTGCCGACGCTTCTAAGCGGCTGACGCTTTGGGTATTCGCTGTTGACGATGACACCCAAACCGGCCTCTATGGCGTAACACAAGCCTAATGATTGGGGCGGCCTTCGGGTCGCCCTAGTTACATGGAGATTGTAATGCGGGCGAAGAAGGACTTTCAGTTCAAGGCTAAGCATAAAAGCCCAGCCGGCGGCCTTAATGAGGCTGGCCGTAAAGCGTACAATGCAGCCACTGGATCTAACCTAAAGCGACCGCAGCCGGAAGGTGGTTCTCGTCGTGACAGCTTTTGCGCCCGAATGAAGGGCATGAAGAAGAAGCTGACATCGACCAAGACCGCAAACGATCCGGACAGCCGGATTAACAAATCACTCAGAGCGTGGAACTGTTAATATGCGTGGAAAAAAGAATTTCATTGCCGAGGCTATAAAAAAACCCGGCGCACTTCGTAAAGCGCTTGGCGCTAAAGCTGGCAAGCCAATCCCTGCAGGTAAGCTGGAGGCAGCCGCTAAGGCGCCCGGTAAAATGGGCCAGCGCGCCCGCTTCGCTATGACACTTAAAGGAATGAAATAATGGCTGATGCAGTAACCTCTCAGACGCTGGTCGATAATCAGACAACCGCTGTTATGCTGTTCACGAACATTTCAGATGCTACGGGCGAATCGCTCGTGACCAAGGTTAATGTTGCCAACCTCGCAGCCAACGCTCTTGGTCAAGCCTGCACTGGTGTCAGTGTTCAAAAAATCCACACAGCATGTCACGGGATGGAGTTTCGTCTTTTCTGGGGCGCAACCAGTAACGTGTTTTTCTTTGGATCTGCACAGAACAGCCAATATACATTTGATCTGTCAAATTTTGGTGGCTTTGTTAACAACGCTGGCGCGGGGAAAACCGGAAATATTTTGCTAAGTACTGCTGACGCAAGTTCTGGCGACACTTACACACTCATTCTTGAGATGAAGAAATATTATAACTAATAGGAGTTTATTATGATCCTTCGTCGATACACAAACGCAAATGGCGACCAGCAAGAAATCTCACTTTCTCAGGAAGATTGGGAAAAGGTAACTGAAGAGTCGCTCGAAATGATGCTCGGCTTTAAGAAGGCTCCTGCACCAAAGGCTGAGCCTGCTGCCGAAGAAGCGCCTGTTGCTGAGAAGGCTGCAGCTAAGAGCAAGAAGTAATGCGTGGGCGTAAAGAGTCGCGTGTGAATGAGGCTGGCAACTATACGAAGCCAGACCTACGCAAGCGCCTCTTTAACAGCATTAAAGCGCGTGCAACACAGGGGACTGGGGCTGGGGAATGGTCAGCCCGTAAAAGTCAGCTTCTAGCTAAGTCATATAAAGCCAAAGGTGGTGGCTATGCCGATTAGAAAGCCCCAGCAGTCCCTGAAGGACTGGACTGATCAGAAGTGGACTACCAAGTCTGGTAAGCCGTCCAGCAAAACTGGTGAGCGCTATCTTCCCAAGGATGCTATAAAATCGCTGACGCCGGCTGAATATGCTGCTACAACCAAAGCCAAGCGTGAAGGTAAAAAGGCTGGAAAGCAGTTTGTAGCCCAGCCTAAATCCATCGCTAAGAAAACGGCAGGATTCAGATGACTAGCAGTGGACAGTATACGTTCGGTGACACCGAACAGATCGATATTATCACTGAAGCGTATGAGCGCGTCGGTCGTAATCCTGCATCTCTGGCATCGAATGACATCGACAGTGCGCGCCGATCCATCAATTACATGTTCTCGGACTGGGCGAACAATGGGCCTAACCTGTGGGCTGTGGATCTCCAGAGTATTGTTCTGACACCCGGCACGCTTTATTACGATTTACAGCCGCGTACTGTATCAATCCTTCAGGTCTATACGCGCACCACATCTGGGGGCATTAACACTGACCTGATGATGTCGCCAATCAGTCGGGCCGAATACGACGCCCTACCTAACAAGGCGCAGGAAGGGCAGCGCCCGTTCCAATATTATTTTGAGCGCACAATAACACCCCGGCTGTATATCTGGCAGGTTCCGCAGGCTGCTGGCGTTACGTTGTTTTATCACCGCATGAAGATCCAAGAGGACGCAGGCGACTTTACCGACAGCATGGACGCACCCAACCGCTGGATGGAGGCTATTGCCTCT